ACCGGTATCATATCAAGTTCTTTGTTAATGGCTGTTTTTTTAGCAGCGACTATTTTTTTATGTTCTTCAACAGTACGGCCATTAAGAATAGATAATAGCTTTCTTAACTCACCATGATTACGAATTACGGTTTCATCATCAACATTACCGCACATTTCAAGCAGTAGTTTTCGACGATTTTGCCAACTGTACTGTTCATTGAAATATAAAGGGTTAGTAATGAGTTTAAATACATCATCACTAATTAGGTTGTTGATATAAGCCTTATATTCTTTCTCTTTAACAGGTACATCATTAATGAAATAATCGGTAGTGTGGCCTGTGAGTTTTGTATCACCACCGCGAGGGTTACTATACTTTTCACGGTATACACGCTTTAACGTGAATTGTGTTCCATCATCGTTACTGAACTCACCTTCTACTTCATGATTAACTTTGTGAATTGGTTCGCCATTAACTAGCGTTTTAATTTCAAAGTCGCTACGGTCTAGGCTGTCTTTACCAAACAATAACCAGCACATACTGTCGAATACAGTTGTTTTCCCTGTCGCATTATCACCAAAGATGATTTTGTTTTCTCCGTCAAATTCAAAACTAGATTGACGGATGCTTTTAAAGTTAGTAAGCGATAGCTTTAATAGTTTCATTTCATATCCCCCTTAACTGACATGTGCTTCTATATCTACTGTATGTGGCTGTATCTTTAACTGGTTAGCCCACTTCATAACAGCTGTATTAATTTGTTCATTCTCGGCTACTCGCTTGTTAGCAAATAGCTTCGCTTGTACGAGTTTAGCGAATTTATTTCTACCATTCTTATTAAGTTCAAGACAGGCAACAGGTTTCATATTGTCATCTGTTACTACAACAATAGCAACGGATCCTTTCATTACTCTGTCTTTATATGAACCGACACAATTGTTTAATGATTTACCAACATTTAATAAGTCAGCAGCAGTTTTAGGTATCATAAAATGCATACCATCAATATCTGCGTTGAGTTTTTCAATCATAGGTAGATTTACATCACCATATTCTTGCTTGTTGTAGATGTTTACTAACAAATCATGGAACTTCTTTAACTTGCATGGTTGACTCCACACCAGCTCCCTATATTTAGGCTTTAAATCTAAATACATATTTGGTATATCTCTAATTTCAGAGTAATCAGCACTTAATAAGTAATTAAGAACACCAGTTTCACCATGTCGATCGATTAATCTAGACCACATATCCTTAACCAGTTGAGTGCTAACTGTCATAGCATCTCTAATGCTTTTAGCGGTTAATACCTTTCCTGTATAAGGGCTTCTATAATGTGGTGAGTTCATTAATTCAACGCTATCAATCCTATCTAGGGTTAATATAGTTCTGCGAATGTTCTCGTCTTTAAATAGATTTAATACGTTCGTCATATTAACTGCCATGATGTCTGTACTCATAGCTTTTCTTAATGATCTTGAATTTGGGGCGTGATATTGTTTCATTAAAGATTGAACAAAGTTCATACCTTTCTTTGTGTCCTCAAATACACAATCACTAAATGGAATATGACGTTTAAGACAATAGTTATCGCTCCAACGGTTGGAGCTCTCTATTATCTTTGTAATAGATGGCATGTCAGGTGCTGCTATTTTAAAGGCCATGTTAATAAGCATAGTTGAAAAGTAACCGCCCTCTTCGTTAACACTAGGAGAGATATATGCGCCTTTTGATTTAAAGCCGTATGTTTCTTCTAACCGCTTCTCAAATGTAGTTCTTAACGTTTTAAATACTTCATTCAAACGCTTTTTATTTACACTATGAACAGCATATGAACTACCTAGATAAATTAGTACTGGCATAATACCGTGTTCTTCGTATCCATCTCCTCGCAGATATGCAACAGATATTTCATGTCGATTTCTATCACGGTCAATGAATATTGCACATTTCTTTTTAAAGTCATATCGCATAGTTTCACAATATGTCTTTTCTTCGCTTTTCGTACCATTCATAAATAACTGGATACCACGATATTTAATTCTTAAATCAAGAAAGTGCTTATAATTAATTACCTCGATAAACATTGATATTGGATAAATTTTCTCCTCTCTATGAGAGGAGAAAACCTTATGCACATCAGGCGAAGAGTGAACACCACATTTAGGGCAAGTATAGTATTTTGCAGCCGTTGTATAGCCGTTAAAATAGTTATATTTTGTATCCCATTTACCACCAAACGTATGACCGCAGTCAAAGTGATATATAGTTGTATAGTCGCAACTCCATTGCGTTTCTAAAACGATAGAGTCAAACATTTTAGGAATGTTTATATAGTTTAAATACTCCATACTATATCACCGCCTATTAATCACCAAACATGTCAAATACATCATCGGACTTATCTTCCTCTTTAGGAGGTTCTTCAACAGCTGGAGCAGGTTTAGACTCTTTTTTAGCTTTAGTAGATTTTGGTTTTTCTACTGTCTCGCTACTGTCTTTCTTCTGTCCATCTTCTGTCTTTTTACTGTCTTTTTCTACAAGTTTGATGGCATTGAGTATTGTCTGTGATACAGTTTGATTGGTTTCGCAGAAATCAATAGCCCTTTGATATTCAATTGTATTGGCTGGATCTAAAACCATTGCCTTTTGTAGCACCTCGATTTGAGGTGCTACATTATCAACTACTCTTTTAAAATCATTAACGTATGCCATTGTGGTACTCCTATCTCTTATTTCATTAACTCTTTTAATTCCTTAACAATTACATCAGTTAACGCCGTGGATGTAGGTTTAGCTACGCCGTTACTTTGGAAGATTTTAAGGGCTGCCATAGCTCGTTCTTTGTCGCTACCCATCCACGTTTTAAATTCGCCCCAAAACTCTTTGGGGTCGAATACTTCGACTTCATCAATAGACAATTCTTCGGTAGGTTGATTGATTTCATTACCGTCAAAATCGGTAACTGGTACATCGTCAGGTTCGATGGATACGTTTTCAACGATTTCCTTTTCGGCCTTAGCACCAGGAACAGGCTTTTTAAGTTCTTCTACTTCAAATTGTTTTTCTACTACGGCTTTAACTGGTTCAGGTTTTACTTCTTGTTTAGGAGCCTCTACAACTTCAACCACTTTAACCGGTTTTTCTACTTCAACTGGTTCAGGTTTGCCATTCATTAATTCGTTATATTCAGCGATTTTCTTTGCAAGATCTTTAGTACTTTTAAATTCAATAGTAAATTGGTTCATGATGTTACTCCTTTTCTAAATACGCTTTAAGGTTAGTTCTTTTATTTTCATTATTTAGCCTTTAATTCGTTAACTTCTTTAGTCAATGCTTCAACGAGTTTTTCGAGTTGGCTAATACGAGCATTTTCGCCTTTGGCTTCCGCTACATAGTCGCTCCCTTTACCAATTTTGAAAGCGACGTTTGCGGTAAATTGTTTTTCAGCACCTAAACTCATACCGATACCAAACATTGTTCTTTCATTCGGACGATAGAACGCCCCCAATGCGACCGCGTTACTACTTCTATAATGTCCGTAGCTAACAGCATAAGACGCTTTGTCGTCCTTATTAAAATCAAGAGGATGCAATCCTGCTAATGCTGCAGAACTAGCTCCCAATTTATTTAAACGTTGATTTGTTGCATTGATTTCGTTTAAACCTGCTTGACTTTGTGCTTTAAGTTGACGCATGTTAACTGCATCAGTATCGGCAACTCCGTCCGCTACATCGTGAATTTGTTGATTACCAGCAGTAATATTTTGAGTTGTGAACTCAATATGTTTGCCGTTACTATCAACAACCATTCCTTCCATATTGAATTGAGCATTGTCTAAATTGTCTGTATTTTCTACTTTGAACCCATTAGCACCATAATTAGAGTTAATTTCTCCATTAAATACATGACTACCATTTCGGCCAGTATAGTTACGTTGTGGATCATTAACCGTGCCAAATTGAACGGAATTCATGTTAACCAGGTCTTTATTCACATGAACCGCGAACTCTTTACCACCATCAATATTTGTTGATTGTGTAACAGTTGTATTTGTTCCTTCGGCAACGGTAGTAAATTTAAGAGCGTTAATCACCGCATTAAGTTGGGAGCCGTTAATTGCGTCGGTAGATGTACCGTCTACTCTACCTGCTGCCACGTTGGTTAGTGTTCTCTTATAGTTTTGAACGCCACCATTACCAGCTTTATTATTTGCTCCAATGGATACAGTACTATTAGCTACACCGCCGGCGAAGTCATAT